TTTATACTGTTGCGGGACTTGCTGGTGGTGCTGGATTATCAGCATTCGCATCCACAAACTCCTCTACACAAGCAAATGTCAATCAAGTGACTGGTGGTGGAGGAGGAGCATATAATACCAATACAGGAGGAAGTTCAACCACTTATTATTATGGAAACACTTACATAGCAACTGGTGGAAGTAATGTTGGTGGTAATGGTTCTGATGGAATTCCTGGTTCTTATACTGGAAACATTGGAGGTGGTGGAGGTGGTGGAGGTGCTCTTGGAACTGGGTTAAATGTCTTTTATGTAAGAACTTCTTCAGGAGTTTCAGGTAATGGTATAGTATATGGAAACAACATTTATGTTGCTGCTACAGGAACTAATATAATAGGAACCTCAACAGATACAATCATTTGGACCTTAAGAACTGCTGCAATTGGGACGGCCCAAAATGAACTTACTTTTGGTAATGGTGTTTTTCTTACAACAAGTAACAGTACCAATGGATTGACTTCTTCTACTGATGGAATCACCTGGACGTTGAGAACTTCTGGAACATCTGCTGCTGCTTTTTTTAACATATTGGCAGTACGATATGCAAACTCACTTTATTTTGTTTGTGGTCAAAGTGGAATCTTAACTACCTCAACAGACACAATCTCTTGGACTTTAAGAACTTCTGGTACTAATGCATCTCTTATATCTATTGATTTTGGAAATAACACTTATGCTGCTATGGGAAATAATTCACAAGCAATTACTTCAACAGACACAATCACTTGGACTTTAAGAACTTCTGGATTGGGACTTGTTGATGTGGTTTCAATGTCTTATACAAATGATTTGTTTCTTGCAGGTGGAAGTAATGCAAATTTTGTTACTTCAACAGATGCAATTTCCTGGACTTTAAGAACTATCGGTACTACTTCTTCGGGTAATCAATATTTTTATGGAGATGGAAAATACTTTAGTGGAACGGCAAATGAGTTAAGAAGTTCCACAAATGCAATTCAGTGGTCTTTATTTTATCTTGCTCCAAATACTTTATATGGATATGTTTATAATAATGGTATTCTTGGAGTGGGTTCTAATCTTATTGTTGCTTCTCAATTAGCAGTAACATCAGCAGCAGGAAATGGAGGTTCTGGAACTCGTGGCGGCGGGGGTGGTGGAGGTGGATACTCCATACAACAAAATAGATTTGGTGTTGGTGGTGATGGTGGTGATGGATATGTTAAAATTACATGGTGGTAAAATAGTAAAAAAATGAGAGAATGTGGTGACTGTACTGCTTGTTGCGGTGGTGCTTTATATTTAAGAGTTGGAGAACATAAAGTTCATAGAGGAAATCCTTGTCCGTATATCTGTAAAGAAAATAATAATTGTTCTAATTATGAAAATCGTCCAGATGTATGTAAAAACTTTGAGTGTTTTTGGAAAGCAAATGAAACTGTTCCAGAGTGGTTGAAACCTTCTCAGTCTGGTGTGATATTATCTTATAATAGTCAGAAAAATCAACTAGATGCTTATGCTGTTGAGGGAATGGAAGTTAAGTTAGGAACATTTTTTAACATTCTACAGTTTGTTCATAGTCATAACCTCACATTTGTTTTTAATATTAATGATAGTGATGATAATTATTTCTGTGGGTCCTTAAATTTTTCAAATAACCATCTTAATTTTGAAACTCTTAATCGTCAGCAAATGATAGAGGGTACTGCAAAACTTGCCTAGATATGATAGAATGAATTCTATATTGACTTTATTGTATGTCCCTGAATTATACAAATCAACCAAATAGTAATGATTTGAGAGGAAAGACCATAGCATTCTGTCTTCCAGGATTAATGTATTCTGGAACCTTTATGACGCAGTTTGTAAGACTTCTTTTTGACCTGAATCAACAAGGAATTAATTTTTATATCTCCCAACAATACAGTTCAATGGTGAATCACGCACGAACTGATTGTTTGCAGGCAGATAATTATGCTGGAACAATGCTGACTCCTTTTAGGGGTCAGGTTCCTTATGATTATATTATGTGGATTGATAGTGATATTGTATTTAAGACAGAAGACTTGATTGAACTTCTAAAAATTAATAAGGATGTTGCTGCTGGTTGGTATGTTCAATCCAATGGTGGTGTTCTTTCCAATCAAACCACTGTTGTAGAACATATGAACCTTCAAGAACTTTATGAGAAAGGTTCTAATAAGTATGAGACGATTGAAGATATGGCACGAAGAACAGAACCTTTTAAAGTAGATTATTGTGGTTTTGGTTGGATGCTGATTAAGAAAGGAGTTTATGAGAAAATTCCTTATCCTTGGTTTGTTCCCCGTGTAATACAACTCCAAAAACCTGATGGAACCATTCTTGAAGATGTCAGCTCTGAAGACATCTCAATGTGCGAAGATTTCCGTAAATATGGTTTTGATATTTGGGTTCATCCAAAAGTCCGTGTAGGACACCAGAAAATGATTACTATCTAAATTTTATGTTAAATTATTCAAACGCAACAGAACAAACAAAACCACACTTTAATGTGGTGATTACAACTCCAGGCAATTCAATGAATGCAGACTATGTAAAGTGTCTGCTCGCAACGATTCATACACTTCAAGCAAATAATATCTCTTGGTTGTATCAAAACGAGTATGCTTCTCTTATTACTAATGCAAGAGAAGCAACGATTACAGGTTCAAGAAATCTAGAAGTCTTTAATTCTGCACCAGGTAAAGGTCAATATACTTATGATAAAATCTTTTGTATTGATAGTGATATTGTCTGGAATCCAGAGCAGTTTCTAAGACTTTATGCAAGTGATAAGTCGGTTATTTCTGCTGTGTATTTTGAAGCACAAGGAAATGATGCGATGATACACAAAAATAAAAATGACTTTAAACCAACAACCAGAGAAGAACTTGAAGTTCTTCAAAAACTAGGAGAACCTATTGAAGTTTATGGTGTTGGCATGGGATTTATGTGCATCAAGTCTGGTGTCTTTGAGAGTTTAAAAAGACCTTGGTTTGGTCTTGGTAAAGTTCTACAAGAGGTTGATGGAGTCACTTATGAACTTCCATTGGGTGAGGATTTATACTTCTGTGAGAGGGTAGCAGAACAAGGTCATAAGGTATTTGTAGACCCCAATATTATTGTTGGTCATATCAAGAGTAATGTAGTATGTTAAATTATAGAAACGAAAAACAAACAAAGAAAACAATCACTGTTTTCTATCATCTTTATATTCCAGATACCAATAATATGTGGATTTGGTGGATAGATGAACAAATGGGTATTTTGAAGTCATCAGGTCTTGCCGATGCTGCAACGATTAATATGTGTGTGACTATTCCTCTTGGACTTTTTAATTCTAAAACAGGTCACTCATATAATGATATGGTATTTGGATATATTAAAGATAGATTTCCATTTGTAAATATCATTGATGTGAGAAGTGTGGGAGAGCAACCAAATCTTTATGAGGGGCAGACTCTTGCAAAGATTTATGAGCACTGTTTGAAAGAAGATGGTTATGTCTTTTACTTCCACAATAAAGGAATGAGTTCTTATTCAACCCATATTCCTGGTGCGATTAAGGACTGGAGACATTATATGCAGTATTATAATATTGAAAAGTGGGAAGACTGTATTACAAAATTAGATGAAGGTTATGATTGTTGTGGTGTTGATTGGGTAGAAAGGCACGATATTAAACTTGATTTCGTTGTTCAACACTATGCGGGAAACTTCTGGTGGGCACGAAATGATTACATTCGCAAACTGAAGCATCCACTCAAAATTGAAGAGTATATGGATGTGGAAGCAATGATGAGAGAGTTACAAAACTATCGTTATTGCTTTGAACTTTGGATGGCAACTGGTATTCCAAAGCAACATTGCTTCCATTATCGTCGTCATCATCAATACGACAATCAAGGTCTTGAAAGATATTTCACATATTATCCACCAGAAATGTATCGTGATGATGTTGAAAAAGATGAAACGACTTATGCAAAAAATAAGTTAGACATTCTAATGGAAGTTGGAAGTCAAAATAATTTTAACTGGAGAGATCATCGTGAATTTGCTGATTGGATAGTTCGTAGAACACAACCAGAAATTATTGTTGATTTAGGTGTAGATTTTGGTTATTCAACATTCTGTTTCGCAAATCCTCAAATAGGACACGTTTATGGAGTTGATAGTTTTGAAGGAGATGAATTTGCTGGAATAAGAGATACCTATGATTATGTTTTAGAAAAACAAAAAGAACTTGAATTGAACAACATCACCTTTATTAAAGGATATTTTGATGATGTTGTAAAAACCTGGAATAAAAAGATTGATATTTTACATATTGATGGAATGCACGATTATAAATCAGTTAAAAATGATTTTGAAACGTGGTCTCCATTTGTAAAAGAAAATGGTATAATTCTATTTCACGATACAATGGTAAATAATCCAGAGTTTGGAGTTAATAGATTTTTTGATGAAATTGATTTACCAAAAACAAACTTTAAACATTGTAATGGATTAGGTGTGGTTTCTAAAGATATAAATCTTATCAATGAAATTAATAAAAACTTTGAGGAGTATATTAAATGAAGTTTAATCTGGTAAGGATTGTTCCTGATAATGGATTTGATGTTCATGCACAAGTCTTTCACGAAATTGAGGCAGCAGTATTCTTTACATTTCAAAAATTAGGATATGATGTAACAAATAGTACAAATCAATTTGCACCAGACCGAAGAAATATTGTGTTTGGAATGCATCATTGTCCTGTAGATGTGGTAAGGCACGATATTCCAAAGGATACAATCGTGTATTCTCTGGAACAAATGAAAGATGGACCAGAGTGTTTGCGTTGGTGTCGTAAGTATCGTGGTCTTGAAGTGTGGGATTACTCTCTTCGTAATGTAGAAGTGCTTCGTAAAGCAGGTGTAGAGAACATTAAACACTTCAAGATTGGTTATGTTCCAGAGATTTCATATTTTGAAAGAAATAAACCACAAGACCGTGATATTGATATTCTGTTTTATGGATGCCCTTCACCACGAAGAGTGCATATTATGAATCAGTTTGCGAACAATCCAAAACTGAACTTTGTTCATATTCAATCAACTTACGGTGATAAACGGGATGAGTACATCAAGAGAGCAAAGTTAGTCATCAACCTTCATAATCACGACAATCAAATCTTTGAGATGGTTCGTGTAAGTCATCTCATTCAAAACAAAGTTCCAGTTCTTACAGAAAGAAATCCAGATACGGACTTTCCTGATTATATGGAAAATACTGTATTCACCTCAACTTACAATCGTTTTGTAGATACTGCTTACAAACTTCTCAAGAAACCAGAAGAACTTGATGCACAAGCAGAAAGAGGTCTTGAAATCTTTAAACAATCACCAATGGAAAACTTTCTAAAAGAGGTACTATGAACGAAGTTATTACAAAACCTGAATACCTACACAATAATATGCCTCCACTTCTGGAAGCAGTTCTTAATCCTGATGGTGTAGGAGGCACTGAAATTATGGGTCGTGCCTGGCAAGATTATGTTCTTCCTGCTGCACCAGACCTTGCTGACTGGCACTGGGCAGTCATTCCAGGTGATAATACTTTGTCTCCCGATAGTTCTAATATTGTCTGGTTACATCCGCATCATATGGAAGAGGGTATTGAAAGACTTCTGGATAAAGAATTTCAAAAGCACTTCAAGGCATACGTGTTTGTCTCTAACTGGCAGTATGAGAGGTTTGGTGAAAGACTTCAACTGCCGATGGAGAAGTGTTATGTTCTGAAAAATGCAACGCAACCATTCCCAGTTCATAAGAAACCAGAAGGAAAACTGCAACTGATGTTCCATTCAAATCCAATTCGTGGATTGGATATTCTTCTTGAAAGTATTAAACTCATTCCAGAAGAAGACTTTGAACTTCACATTTTCCATGAACTTGACCCTGATGAAAGGAAAAAACAATTCCAACAGGGTCTTCAAACTTACGAATACTCACATATTAATCCACAAGAAGAACAGTTTCTTCGGTATTGTTTAAGTCTTGCAAATCAGGATAAGAGAGTTGTTCGTCACACACGTACTAACAACTCTAAGATTCGTGAGCAACTGATGAATACTCACATCTTTGCTTATCCAACTTACTTTATGGAAACATCTTGTATTTGTATGATTGAGGCATTGTGTGCTGGATGCTCTGTGCTTTCTTCTAACCTTGCTGCACTTCCTGAGACTGGTCTTGGTTTTGCGAGGCATTATGGGTTTATTCCTGATCGTCAGAAACACATTGAAAGATTTACTAGAGAACTCAAGAGAACGATTACTGAGTATCGTAATGGTGAGTTTGATAATACACAGCAAGTAGAAGTGTGTAATAAATATTATAGTTGGGAAACCAGAACACAAGACTGGATACAATTCTCGAAAGAACTTTGGAGGAAATTTTAATGGAAACTACAACACTGACTTTATGTTTAGACCATCTTTACTATCTAACAGCAGATACTAATAATCAAACTGGATATAGTTTAGAAGAAGTCCAGGCACTTATTGATGAGAAGGGTGGAAGTTTTGAGATTGAGGCAACTATTACTCATCCAGTTCCACCTCCCTACACTGTAGAGTGGGATATTGAGCAGCATCAAAATAGAATTCAACAAAATCAGGAATCTCTTACTCAACTTCAAAGTCAATTAACCAATCTTGAAGAAGGCACAGAAGAGTATACTCAGATTCAAGAGCAAATCTCTATCATTGAATCGGACATCACCTACTGTGAAGAGCACATTGCCAATCTACAATCTGCTTGACACCTAACCCAAAGTCCTTTATAATATCCAAGTCTTCAATATCCTTGTGACTTTTGGATTGAAGACTCTCTTCAGTGGTGTGGAGAGATAAGTTGGTGGTATAATAAGGAGGGATTTACCCTCCTTTTTTCTTATATAAATTATTATAAATCTTAATGAATTATGAATTTTACAGTTTATTCAAAAGAAAATTGTCCTTTTTGCTATAAAGTCAAAAAAGTATTGGAGTTGACAGGAAGCAACTTTGTGGTGTATAATCTTGATGAACACTTTACCAAAGAAGAATTTTATGCCGAATTTGGTGAAGGATCCACATTTCCACAGGTTATTTGTGGAGATCAAAAATTAGGTGGATGTACTGATACAGTTAAATTTTTAAAAGAAAAACAAATTGTCTGATAAAACCATAAATAACTCTAACCACAGAAATCGTGGCGTTGAAGTTCTTTTATACAAAGGGGGAAAAAAGCAAACTCAACCGTTTCATATTATTTTTGAAAAGATAGTTTGCTTTCTGAATCGGGAAGTCACTATCTATTTTGAATTTTCCTTTATATCAAGGAAGAAAAAAGTAGTTTCCCGGAGAAAAAGAAATGTTAGCAACTAGTTTAGTTTTTGGTTCTTTCTTAACCATTTTGTTTCTTATTGTGGGACTTGTGGTAGGTTGGGTTGCCCGAGAGTATATGATGAACTATCAGGACAGACCTAAACTTCATCCGGAATTTTTTGATGATAAAGGTAATGTAATTGCCGATGAAGTTGTTGCGGTAAGTTTTAATCCAGATTACTTTCTTGACGAAGATCTGGATGAAGAAGAAGACGACTAACTAAATATTACAAATGATACTAGATTTTGATTTTTATGAGTACGACAATTCAAAAAAAGACCACGACTAAACCAAAGACAGTTGCGGTCAAGGCAAAAGAAACTCCAATTCCAGATCTGCCAGCAAATCCATTTATTTTTGAGATTCTTCAACTTGCATCCAAGCAAAGAACAAATGCAAAAAAAGTTGAAGTTCTTAAAAAATATGAAGATCCATCACTTAAGTCAATTTTTATCTGGAATTTTGATGAGAGTGTAGTTTCTGTTCTTCCTCCTGGAGAAGTTCCTTATGCTAGTGTTGGAGAACAGAATTCTTTTAGTGGAACCATCAGCGAAAAAATTGAAGATGCTGTGGTTAAAATGAACGAGGTTGGAAGTAACTCTCTTGGATCACAGGATCAGGGATTTTCTTCAATTCGTAAAGAATATCAAAAGTTTTACAACTTTGTAAAGGGTGGCAACGATGGTCTAAGTTCTCTTCGTAGAGAGACTATGTTTATTAACATTCTTCAGGGTCTTCATCCACTTGAGGCAGAAATTCTTTGCCTGGTAAAGGACAAAAAACTTGATGAAAAATATAAGATTACAAAGGAAATTGTTTCCGAAGCATATCCTGATATTCAATGGGGAGGTCGTTCGTGAGTAAAATTGGTGATGTTGTTGAGAGGGTACAAAATACGGAAAAGCATATGGACTCTTGGACACCCGCAGAAAAGGAAACCTGTAAATCACGATATGGTTGTGAGATACTGATTCAAGATGGTTCTTATGCCGAAGTCTGTACAAAGGATGCTCCCAATGATGCTTATATTATAAAGTATATGGTGGAGAATAAGATTTGTTTTGATCTTACTCGTGGCGGAAGAATCAAATTGTTTGATATGTACTGGGATAAGTTTCGTGAAAATCTGAAGAGTATTGAATTCGGATATGGTCGAGTCAATCCAAAACTCTGGGGTTATAAATCTCCAGAAAAGAAAAAGCGAAAGTGATTTCCCTGTGACCCCGAAAAAAATTCGGGGTATTTTTTTGTCCACAGGGTCGCTCTTGACACTTTGAGTTCTTTTAGATAAAATAAGAGAAACGATCTATGAGGTATGGATAAAGACAAACTAAAACTGATTGTTCGTAATCTAGAATTGTTGGTAGATTCTTTAAAGGCAGAAATCTATTCTGATATTCCTGCATATAAACCCAAAGAATCAATGACAAGAAGGCAAATTCTGGATTATGACGAAATTTTTGAGGATAGTGATTTAGATGACTAATAGAGCACGAAAACTTGTAAAATTACTTGAACGACTTGTAAAGCAAGAACATCTCTATACCGAAGAAAAAATTATAGAGATGAAAAAACAATTACGAGAACTCAAAGAAGAACTCGTAGAACTCGAAGCAAAAACATCAAAAGGATTTGGAAAGAAATGACTGTACGATTGATTAGTGTAACTCCTGATGCAGAAAAGACAATGGCGTATATTGCCCGTGTCTCAAATCCATCAAATCAGGAAAATGAGAATTATGCTGGACTTTTGCGTTATTGTATCAAACATAATCATTGGAGTGTATTTGAACAATCAACGATGAGTCTTGAGATTGAAACAAATCGCGGTATTGCTGCTCAGATTCTTCGCCATAGATCATTCACATTCCAAGAGTTTTCACAGCGTTATGCAGATTCATCTTTGTTAGGAGAAGAAATTCCTGTACCAGAACTTCGCCGTCAAGATACGAAGAATCGTCAGAACTCTATTGATGATCTTTCTGAAGAACTTAGAGCAGATCTATTGTTAAAGATCAACAATCATTTTAAGGCGGGTATGGAACTCTACAAGGAACTTCTATATGCAGAGGTAGCAAAGGAGTGTGCAAGGTTTGTACTGCCCTTGGCGACGCCCACACGCATCTATATGACGGGTTCTTGTCGAAGTTGGATTCATTATATCAATCTGCGTTCCGCAAATGGAACTCAAAAAGAGCATATGGATATTGCACTTGCTTGTAAGGAAGTTTTTAAAGAACAATTCCCATCAGTAGCAGAAGCACTTGAATGGGTCTAAATAAAATATCTTGAATTCATAACTTATGTGCCCGACTTATAGATTTGAAAATACAGAAACTGGTGAAATCTTTGAGAAATGGATGTATATGGCAGAAAAAGATCCATATCTCAAAGAAAATCCACATCTTAAACCGCTTATTCCAACACAAATGAATGTTGGTGAGGTGGGTGATTGGAAAAATAAATTGATCAATAAGCACCCCGATTGGAATACTGTATTGGATCGTGCAAGTAAAGCACCAAAATCAACTGTAAAGAAACTCTAATATGACAAGAAGAAATAAAAGAGCAGATCAACCAATCGGTGTTGGTCTTACTACTCGCCAAATGAAGCGTAGAAAACCCATTAGTTTAGAATATCTTTTAGATATTGAACCTATTACAGAAAATCAAAAACTTTTATATCAATATTATGATGATGGTAAAAATATTTTTGCACATGGTGTTCCAGGATCTGGAAAAACATTTTGCCTTCTTTATAAGGCATTAAGAGATGTTTTAGACGAAAGAACTCCATATGAAAAAATTTATATTGTAAGGAGTTTAGTTCAAACAAGAGAAATCGGATTCATGCCGGGGGACGAGGATCAGAAAAAAACACTTTTTGAAATACCATATAAGAATATGGTAAAATACATGTTCCAGATGCCTTCTGATGCTGACTTTGAAATGCTTTATGGTAATCTAAAATCTCAAAATACAATTTCATTTTGGTGTACTTCTTTTATTCGTGGTGTAACTTTAGATAATTGTATTATTATTGTAGATGAAGCACAGAATTGTTCTGCACATGAAAGTTTTTCTGTAATATCTAGATGTGGTGAAGATACAAAAATTATGTTTGCTGGTGATATCGAACAAAGTGATCTTACAAAAACAAATGAAAAAACAGGAATTATTGATTTTATTCGTGTAATTGAGGCAATGCCTTCTTTTGAAAAGATTGAATTTGGTATAGATGATATATGTCGCTCACCATTAGTTAAAGAATTTGTAATTGCTAAAAAATCACTTGGATTATAAGAATGTCAAATCCCCTAATTGAAAAATATAATGAGATCAAACAAAAACAAGTTCAAAAATTTAATTTTGTTAAAATAGATCTTCCATTACTCGAAAGAGTAAATATTGATAATACTCGTTATTATAAGGTTCAGGATGGAGATATTTTTAAAAAATTGGTCTCCATTACATCCGTAATTAGTCATTATAATAAACATATTTTTGTCAAATGGCGTAAAAGAGTCGGAGAAGAAAAGGCGAATCAAATTACGCAGAGAGCAACAAGTCGAGGTACTGATACTCATACTCTGATTGAAAATTATCTTCTTAATAAAGATTTACCTCAAGTCCAACCTCTTTCAACATATCTTTTTAAGATTGCCAAGAAAGAACTCGATCGAATTAACAATATTCATTGCCTTGAGGGATCTGTCTATAGTAAGATTCTCGGAGTTGCTGGTACAACCGATTGCATTGCAGAACATGATGAAGAACTTGCCGTAATTGACTTTAAAACAGCAGAAAAACCCAAACCTTTGGAATGGATTGAACACTATTTTGTTCAGGCAATGTTTTATGGAATGGCATACTATGAAATGACAGGAAGACGAGTCAAAAAACTCGTAATCATTATGACCTGTGAAAATGGTGAATGCGTTGTATATGAAGAAAGAGATCTTGAAAAATATATGAATCTTGTGGTAAAATATATTGAAAAATATGTTACAGAAAAACTTGACTCTATTATTGACAAATGACAAATATACTACATAGTATTTTAGATCTAAAAATTGAATATATGATTCCAGCAAATAAAGAAGTCGAACAGGCAATAGAGAATAAATTTTTAACTCCTTCCAAGTTTGCTTTAGAAATAGAAAATATTGTAATCACAAATCAATGTAATTATATTGATGCAATTGTCATGTTTTGTGAAACTAACAATATTGAAATTGAATCAGTTACAAAACTCATATCAAAAACTCTTAAAGAAAAACTTAAATATGATGCAATAAAATTGAATTTCATTAAGAGAACATCAAATGCAAAATCTTTATTTTAATGAGTCCTTTTGAAACCTATTGCAAATATTTGTGTATTAAAAATCATTTTTGCAGACCAAAATATAATTATTTTAAATATGACGGAAGATCTAATGCAAAAATAGAGGCATTCAATAAACGGAAAGACCGATATTGGTATGAAAAAATGTCTCGTAAGTATTCGGATCAAGAAATTTTAGAAATTTTTGTATCTAATTTTGCACTATCTTATAATCCTCAAACTTTATGGATTGGTGAGATTATAAATTCAGGAGAAAAAACATACAAGGAGTGGTTAAAACGAAAACAAAGTTTATCTTATTTGTTTAAGGAACAATCTAGAAATCTCTTCTCAAGTGAAGACATAGAAAAGGTTTTTGATTGTTCTAAGGGACATCCATTAGTACTCAGAAAATATCTGAGTGGAGAATTGTATATTGAGACTCTTGTGATTTATGAGCAAATTTTTTCTTTTGTGCGGGATTTTGACTTAAAATTTACGGATCCAGTGTGGGAAACCGTCAGTTTGAAAATTAGAAAATATATGCCGTTCATAAATACGGATGTGTCTCAGTATAAGAAACATTTACGGGAAATTTTAGATGAGTAACTTTTTTAAATCCAATATTATTCAAGACGAACTGAAGGAAATTAATAAGTTACAAGAAGAAATCTACGGAAGCATTCTAACTTTCGGTATGATGCCCCGTGAGACTAAACTGGAACACATTGAGAAACTTGAACTCTTGCTTGAAAAGCAGAAAGTGATGTATACTAGATTATCTCTTTCAGATGATCCACAGGCGGTTGAAATGAAAGAGAATCTAAAAAAATCAGTTGCTCTGATGGGATTCCCACCAGAGACTGATATGAATATATTATTCAGTAGTATGACTAAAACGATTCAATCCCTCAAGCAATACATTGACAGTTGAGGGAATCTCTGTTATACTATCCGAGTAATCCACCGAATCCAATTTATCCGATGGCATCTAAGCTTGAAATGTCAATCTCTGATGTTGAGGCAAAATATCCTCAATTTAAATCAGATAGATTGAAATATGAAAAACGAGTAATCTTAGAGTCTTTGCAGTGGAGAATTGATAATCCCACTGCAAAAAATCTCAGTGTTAGGAAAAAAAGCATTAAGACTTATTTTCCTTATCTTGATGATGAGGCAGTACGAACTGTACAATCTGCATTTCGTGCTAAGTTTTATGATCATAAAGAAGACACCGATTACGCAAAGTATTGGAATGAACCTGCCCTTTCTCAAGTTTTTTCAAGTATTGAAAAAACTTCAACTGCCATTACGAGAGCACTATTTGATGTAGATACACCAGATGGTTTTGTTGCAAGGAAAGGTTTTATTCCTGCAAAAATTAAAAATACTATTGAAATATATTTTGATGGACTGGTTTATAAGGGCAAACTTAAGTCTGAAGACCATTTCTATGTTATAATTGATGCTATCAGGAATTACTGATTACATCTTCCAAAATCCAATCTATCTAAGAAATCTAAAATGAGTTTCGCAAATCTTAAAAAACAATCCAAACTTGGCGCTCTCACCGAAAAACTGGTGAAAGAAGTCGAAAAAATGAATAGTTCAAACAGCGGTTCTAGTGATGAACGCTTCTGGAGTTTAACTTGTGATAAGGCAGGTAATGGTGCCGCAGTCATTCGTTTTCTTCCCGCTCCAGATGGTGAAGATCTACCTTTTGTTAAATTGTATTCTCATGCGTTCCAAGGTCCTAATGGTTGGTATATTGAGAACAGTCTTACTACCATTAATCAAAAGGATCCTCTAGGTGAGTATAATTCTACTCTTTGGAATAATGGAACCGAAGCAGGTAAAGAACAAGCTCGTAAGCAAAAGCGTAAACTTTCCTATATTAGCAACATCTATGTTGTAAAAGATCCTGCAAATCCCGAAAATGAAGGCAAAACCTTCCTTTATAAGTATGGCAAAAAGATTTTTGATAAAATCATGGAGGCAATGCAACCAGAAATGGAAGATGATGAATCCATCGATCCATTTGATTTCTGGAATGGGGCCAACTTTAAACTGATGGCAAAAAATGTCGCAGGTTATCGTAACTATGATTCCTCTAAATTCATGAAGCAAGGTGCTCTTCTTGATGATGACGATGAACTCGAAGCAATCTGGAAGAAACAATATTCTCTTCAGGAATTCATTGCGCCAGATCAATTTAAGTCCTATGATGAACTGAAGAAACGACTTGATTATGTTCTCGGAAAAGGAAATACAAATTCTCGTCGTGTAGATGAAGAAGTAGAAGATGAAGATGATTATCGTGGTTCTGTGAAGGATCTTGATGATGATCTCCGAGGTCAACTAAACAATCTGAAATCAACTAAGTCTTCTTATGATGACTCAGATGAAGATTCTCCTCTCTCATACTTCCAGGCACTAGCGAATGATGACTGATAAAGAGTGAAATCTGATTACTACATTGACCGTGTAAGTAAATCCGAAGCCGCAGAGTTACTTCTGCGGTTTCATTATCTTAAGGACTTTTCAAAGGGATTTCGTTCAGGATATAATTACGGTCTTTATAAGGGTAATGATTTCTGCCCATTGAATATTGGTGGTATTCAGGGAGTATGTGTTTTCACAAATCTCCCTGTTCCTGAAATCGCACAAGGAGCATTTGGACTAGAACGGAATGAGCAAGAAGGATTATTTGAACTTTCACGACTTTGCATCCACCCTGAAACCCAAGGAACCGAGTATAATATCACTTCTTGGTTTGTTTCAAGAGCGATTAGACAGTTACGGAAGGATACTGAAGTTAAAGCAATCATCTCTTACGCTGATAGTGATTTCCATTCTGGTACAATCTATCGGGCTTGTAATTTTAAATACTGTGGTATTACAGACCCAAAAAAAGATTTCTACTATGCAGACGGAACTAAACACTCTAGAGGCAAAGTTAAAGGTGCTGAAGGAGAATGGAAAGAACGATCCCGCAAACACAGATATGTAATGATGTTTGATAAAAATCTAGATTTATTGTGGATTTAGTACTTGTGTATTTTCGGTTTTAATTAGTTTATCATTTACATACTGCGATGATCTATCATAGGTCATCGCTTTTCTTGT